CTCCGCAATAACAGTGTCATCATCGGTGGCATTCTAACTAAGGAGTAATAATGGCAAAGCTAAAGATAACAAGGGCTAATGGTGAAGTATCAGAGCACAAGATAACGCCAGGTGTCGAGTACGCTTTTGAGTTAAAGTATGGCTCAGGTATTAGCAAGGTCTTGCGTGAGCACGAAAGGCAAACAGAGATTTTCTGGCTTGCTTATGAATGCTTACGCAGGGCTGGCGCACAGATACCTTTATGGTCAGCAGAGTTTATTGACACTCTGGACACTGTTGAGGTATTAGACGAAGAAAAAAAATAACACAGCGGGATTCAATCCTTTACAGCATCGCACAGCTGAGCGTAGAGACTGGGATACCGCCTAGAGAGTTTATTGATATGGATAGCGAAATGTATGGAGCAATTATACAGGTGCTAACCGACAGAGCTAAGGAGATTCGAAATGCCAGCAGAAGCCGTAGGCGTTAAAGATGTCCTTGCAGGTCTAAAGTTTATTGACAAAGATTTACAAGATCGCATTAGGACTGCTATTGATCCGCTAATGCGTAACGTAGCAGCTAAGGCTAGATCATTTGTGCCTGGTAATTCTGAGGTGCTGTCAGGCTGGACTAAAGAGCCTAACCCGAACATCAACTACCGCCCATTTCCTAAATATGATGCTGGCACAGTCAAGGCTGGTATTGGATATAACTCAGGCGATAACCGCACATTCAAAAATGGATTTAAAGTTAGTAACTATGTTTACAACGTAAGCGCACCTGGTCGCATATATGAAACTGCTGGCCGTAAAAACCCACAAGGTAGAGCGCCATTCCAGCAGATCGATCCAAGCCTACCTAGCACAACCTTCGGCAAGGTACAAGGATTTGAAGGCAAGTCTAAAGCACGTGAGTACACCTACAACAAATCTACTAGAGAGTACGCATCAAATAATCCTTTTGCTGGTTATCAATTTGTTACATCAATGCCAGGGCTTACTTCACAACCAAAGATTAAAGGCGTACGTGGTGGTGGTCGCAAGACTAAGGGTCGGTTAATCTACAAAGCCTGGGCACAAGATAGTGGCAAGGTTTATCAAGCAGTGCTAGGCGCTATAAATTCTACAGCTATAAAATTTAACAAATCAACAGAGATTAAGAAGGCAGCGTAATGGCCAATGTAGTAGTCTCGGCGATAGCCACCTGGAATGGTAAAGCACTTAATAAAGGCAAAAAGGATGTATCAGCCTTTGATAAGCAAGTAAATAAATTAGGCAAGACCTTTGCTGGTGTCTTTGGCGCTCAGCAATTATTCCAATTTAGCAAGCGAGCAGTGCAAGCCTTTGCAGCCGATGAGAAGGCAGCCAAATCTTTAGAGGTTCAATTACGTAATACTGGTTTTGCATTTAGTGCGCCAGCCGTTGAAGATTACATAGCCAATTTACAAAAAGTTACAGGCGTATTAGATGACCAATTACGCCCAGCATTCCAACAATTACTCACAGCTACAGGATCTATTACAAAAAGCCAAGATGCATTAAACACTGCATTAAATGTAAGTGCTGCTACTGGTCGATCTTTAACAGAGGTAAGCGCAGCATTAACTAGAGGATTCTCAGGCAACACCACAGGTCTTAGCCGTTTAGGTGCTGGCATAAGTAAGGCCACATTAAAAACTGGTGATATGGATAAGATCCTGGGTGAACTTAATAACAAGTTTGCAGGCCAGGCACAAGCTAGATTAACTACCTATGCAGGCAAGATAGATCTACTAAGAGTATCTACAGAGAATGCTAAAGAAGAAATCGGTAAAGGCTTAGTAGATGCTTTAAGTTTACTAGGCAAGAATAGAAGCATTGAAGGTGCCGCTACTCAAATGGACACCTTTGCCAAGTCTATTAGCGATGCGATCTATGGCGTAGGTTTATTGATAAGCAAGTTAGACGGCCTAGCATCGAAGATAACTTCTGGTGGCTTAGGCGATTTGTTAATACGCTTACAACCAGGCGGGTTAGCCTTACAAAGGGCTGTGGGATTAGCTGGTGGTGCAAGAAGCGCCACTCAGCCAGACAACAAACAAGGCCGAGCATCGGCTCGTATCTTTGGCCAACAACTACGCCTAGAAAATAAACTATCGGAGCAGAAGAAAAAAGAATTAGCGCTGTTAGATGCCAAAAATAAGAAACAAACCGAGGTAGATAAATTAGCCCAGCAATTTGACGTTGAGCGCATAGGTTTAATGAAAGCATTAAATGAGGCTACTGATGCTGATACTAAATTGCGTATTCAATCTAAGTTAGCCATATTAGATAATAACGAAGCTTTGGCAAGAAAGTATAACGCAGAATTATTGGCTAAAGAGGCGGCTGATTTATTGGCTGAGGCTTCACGAAAAGCAGCCGCTATGTTAGATGCTATGCCTAATAAGTTTGATGCTATGTTTACCAACTTAACCGCTTTATTTGTTAAGGGTGGATCAGACCTTGCATCGGCTATGTCATTAGCTGCTTCTTCTGTAAGGTTGTCAGCTGAAGCTGCTGGGTTTGCTGCTGGCACTGGCCGATATGCTTATCCATTAAATGACATATACAATCCAAGCACAACGCCAACAAATCAAGGCACCACTAACATAGACGTCACAGTCAACACAGGCGCAGTATTAAGCACTAATCAAGATTTGACTACCTATATTCAAGATGCTTTAGGTAACATTACTAAACTAGGTAATGGATCATTAATTCCTGCTGGATCGATAGCGTTTCAATGACAGTTCCAGTAGTAAACGCCTATGTTAACTTCTCGACAGGGCCAGCCTTTGCTCAGGCGATGATTTTAGATAGTGGCTTATTAGATGTAAATGTATTAGCTGATTCAGCAGCCATTATTGTTGATGTGTCAGATCAAATTAACTTTATACAAACCACCAGAGGCCGCAACCCTTTATACGATCAATTTCAAACAGGTCAATTAACTTTACGCATAGTAGATCAGAATGGGGATTTTAACCCAACTAACCCACTAAGTCCTTATAGTCCATTTTTAACACCTATGAAAAAAGTACAAATAACTGCTACTTATGGAGCAACCACTTATCCTATATTTTCAGGATTTATTACAAGCTACGTTAACACTCAACCTAAAGATGCTACAGAGGTGGCATACACAACCATACAAGCTGTAGATGCGTTTAGGCTTGCTCAAAATGCGCAGATAACTACTGTGGCAGGTGCTAGCAGTGGACAATTAAGTGGCGCAAGAATTAATAATATTTTGGATTCCATATCCTGGCCAGCAACTATGCGTGATATTGATGCAGGTCTGACTACGCTGCAAAATGATCCAGGCACATTACGCACTTCACTAGGCGCCTTGCAAACTGTAGCCCAGTCAGAATATGGGGCATTCTATGTAGATGCTAATGGTGAGTTTGTATTTCAAGATAGAGCTGTAACCGCTGGCTCAATAGGCGGCACAGTAACTACCTTTAATGATAATGGCACAGGCATTCCATACGCTAACGCCAACTGGAAATTAGACGATACCCTAATCTTTAACTCATCTACTGTTACTAGGACAGGTGGCACGCCACAGACCGCTATCAACCAAGCCTCAATAGATAAATACTTTATTCATAGTTATCAGATCCAAGACCTACTAATGCAGACCGATGCCGTAGCCCTAGATTATGCACAGGCTTATACAGCTAGTAGAGCCGAGACCAGTGTGCGATGCGATTCTATCGAGTTAGACTTATACACGCCTAACTACAACGCAGGCATAATTGCAGCCCTAGATTTAGATTTTTTTGACCCCATTAGGGTGGTTACTACCCAGCCAGGTGGATCTACTCTGGATAAGACTTTGCAGATATTTGGCGTGCAAAACGTAATAACACCCAACAGCTTTAGAGTGGTCTTCACGACTTTAGAACCCGTGCTGGATTCTCTAATTTTAAATAACAATATCTATGGCACTTTAGACTATAATGTGCTTAGTTACTAAGGAGAAATAATGGCCGCTGGATTAGGATTTAAGGACTTTACAACAGGCGAGGTATTAACCGCTGCCGATGTTGATGGCTACTTAATGCAAGGTATCTGGGTGTTTGCTAGCAACGCTGCTAGAGATGCAGCTGTGACGGCACCAGCAGAAGGTAACTTTGCATTTACTAAAGACACTAATAGTTTATGGTATTACGATGGCGCAGCCTGGGTTGCATCGGGTGCTACTGGTGATATTGAAGGCGTTACCGCTGGCGTAGGTATTTCAGGTGGTGGCACTTCTGGCACAGTTACAGTTACAAACTCTATGGCTACAGCTATTGATGCTAAGGGTGATTTAATTGCTGGTACTGGTGCAGACACCTTTGCACGCCTAGCAGTAGGTGGCACTAATGGACACACTTTGCAGGTTGATTCTTCTACGGCAACAGGCTTAAAGTGGGCTGCGCCTGCTGGTGGTGGGAAAGTGTTGCAGGTAGTAAATGCAACATACTCAACAATAACAAGCACAACATCTACAAGTTTTGTTGATACAGATTTGACCGCTTCTATTACACCAACTTTAAATACTAGTAAAATCCTTATTTTGGTTAATCAAGTAATTTACATTGAAAATAATAATACTACTAATGATGTTTGGGCAGGTCATAAATTAGTTAGAGGTGCAACAGATATTTGGGAAACTACTAATGCACCTGCATTATATCAACCATCTGGAACAGGTTTGCAAATTGGTGCTTTAATGTCATTGGCATATTATGATTCTCCTGCAACCACATCATCAACAACTTACAAAACTCAATTTAGAGTAAGAGCAAATTCTCTTACCGCTAAGGCACAGGCTGGAAACACACCGTCAAGCATTACATTATTAGAGATAGGTGCATAATGGAAACCATAAACAATCACACAAAAATTGCCAAATCTTTGTCATTCATTAAACCAAATGCTGAATGGAAATTGAGTGATGAAGAATTAGAATGGTTGGATGAAACTCAAACTAAACCTACCGAAACAGAAATTGAAGCAGGTTGGGTTGCTTATCAGTCAGCACAGGAAACCGAAATTCAAGCAAAGGCTCAATCTAAATCAGCAGCACAGGCCAAACTTGCAGCCCTTGGTTTAACTGTTGAGGATTTACAGGCTCTCGGTCTTTAGCATAATCTTTAGGAATTGTGCCGATGAAACCTAAACTATGTGCAGCTGGTGTGCAGTTAAGAGATCAAGTTGATACCTGGTTTCCAGATAGGCGTACTGCCAGTGATGGGTGGGTGGGCGATAGCCGTCACGCCGCCAGAAAATCGGATCATAATCCAGACAAACTTGGGTGGGTCAGAGCAGTTGATATTGATGCTCGCCTTTGTGCATCCGATGGGGTCAGTGCTGATCTGGCTGACCAGATCCGAATTGCTGCGAAAACCGATAAACGTATATCTTACGTCATCTATAATGGAAAGATCGCCAGCAAGGTATTAGGTTGGCGCTGGCGTAAATACAACGGCATAAATCCGCACACCAAACATTTGCACTGTAGTTTTACAAAGCTAGGCGATCTCGATGGAAAACCATTCGACATCCCATTACTAGGAGGCAAGATATGAAGATAAGCAAAAAACAGAAGGCGATACTAAAGTCATACGCACGTGGCGTATTGGTATCATTCTTAACATTCTTGGCAAGTAATGAATTAGGTTTAGACCCAGCGCTGTCTGTAGTAATTGCAGCTCTCGCAGGGCCAGCAGCTAGGGCTTTAGATAAATCCGATATTGCCTATGGCATCGGTGCTAATGAAAAATGAGTCCTACAGAATGGGCTGGCTTTGGCGCTGGCGTTATGGCCGTGCTATCAGGCGGTCTAATAGGATTACGTTTCTTAGTTAAAGGCTGGCTTAATGAGTTACGCCCGAATGGTGGCTCTAGTATGAAGGATCAATTAACACGGCTAGAGAAGCGTGTCGATGATCTCTTTATGTTAATCAGTA